GCTTCGGCCTCGCTACGGGTCACAGTGTCGCCGCTACGGCCATCATAGTCGAAGCAGTAGCCGGTGCTGGCTTCGCACTGGGACTTGATGCGCTTGGCCGCCTTATCCGGGAACTCGCCGAAGTAGATCAGCGGCCCATTCTTCTTATCTTCGACGGGGGCGGCCTTGTTGATCATCGCCACGATCTGTTGCGGCGTTTCAACATAATTTGTCGAAGGCTTGCTAAAGTGCGCAGCCCGCGCGTAGTTGATGGTAAAATTGTCTTGCACTTGGGTGACTCCTTGTGTGCCATCTGGGGAGAAGGCGTTGAGTGGAAAGACCGGCTCATGGCCGGTCTTTTTGCATTCTATCCGATGCTCATCTCAGCGTCGAGAGCGTGGCGAAATGTGCAATCGCTCGACGCGCTTCTATGTCAGGTTCCGTTGAGCACCGGATATAGTCAGCCGCCTCGAAGGCAAACCACAGTTCGCCGTTTGGATCAACGTCAGGATGGTGAGCAAGATAGATCGGGATTCCAAGCGACTTGGCATAACCAATCTCGACCAAAGTGCCAAAGCACTCTTCATCCTTGATCCACGCGAACATCGCGTCGGCTTGTTTAATGCCGCTCATGGCGCGGTGAAAAATACCGCGTGCTCTCAACTGGTTGATGTGCCGATCGTGTCTGCGCTCAGCGCAGGTTGGACCAGAGCCGTGGGTTGTCGAACCACGCACAGTGTTGTGAGCGCAACCGTGGTCGTCGCCGATGGTGTATGGTCCGCTGTAAGCGAAAGAGATGGTCGTGTCGCCGTGCCCGAAAGAAAGACCGTATTTCACCGGCGCATCAATCAGCGGTAACGTCGCAGGAAACTCGAACATGTCCATAGTATGCGCAACAAGTCCGAAGCGGTAGCGGTCTTTTTCAATGCGACCGGCCATGTACCACACTGGGGTTTTTTTGTTCATTACAATTGCTCCTTCGGTTTATAAATTGTGTTGTTGCACCAGAGTGTCCGGCCCGGTTCTGATGGAAAAAACCTGAGCAACCTCTTCTTCCAAAAGAAGGATGCGTCCGTTTGGCAACTCTTTCGAGTGCAGCCAACCCTTGCTAACCCACCTGTTGATGGTAGAACGTGACACCTGATATTTCTCAAGTGTTTCTGGCACTGATATTTCATTCTTTTTCATTTGTAACCTCTTTGTGTCATTGGAGGTTGAACTATAACACAGTGATTCAAACTATGTCAATAAATATCTTCAGGGGTGGGGGTAGAGCTATTGGGGGATGGGGTTTTTATATAAAAGATGTTAAAAGTAAGTAATAATATAGAGAGAGGGTTATAGAGACTTTATACAACACCCCCTTCTACCCCCACCACCCGCGCACCCCACCCCCGAAAAAAGGTCGGGCCGGATCGCTGCCAACATTGCCCGTGACAACGCCAAAATACGTGCGTGCTGACATGCCCGAATAGTGCTATCCTCCCCCCATTGACAGAGTGAGAACTCCAACATGGCTGAATCGACCATGAAGCACCGCCAAAGCTCGATCGACAAGATCAAGGCTACATTGGTGTTGAAAAAGCTTCAAAAACACGTACTTGATGGGGAGGCTATGTCCCAGACCCAAGTGCAGGCCGCAAAGATACTTTTGGCCAAGGTAATTCCGGACCAAAAAGCGGTCGAACACACCGGTGAAATGGCGGTTCAGGTGAGCGCCATCAAGCGGGAAATCATCTTCTGATGGAGCTGACCATCCGCACCCCGGCGGTGTTCTTCCCGCTGCTTGACCCGGCCCGCTACAAAGGGGCATGGGGCGGCCGCGGATCGGGGAAGAGCCACTTCTTCGCCGAGGCGATCATCGAGCGCTGCCTCATGGTGCCCGGGACGCGCGTGGTGTGCATCCGTGAGGTGCAGAAGACCCTGAAGGACTCCAGCAAGCGGCTGATCGAAGACAAGCTGCAGACGTTCGGCTTGGGTGAGGCGCAGGGCTTCCGCGTGCTGAACGAGCACATCATCACGCCCGGCAACGGGGTGATCATCTTTGTCGGCATGCAGGACAACAACGCCGAGTCGATCAAGTCGCTCGAAGGCTTCGACATTGCATGGGTGGAAGAGGCGCAGACACTCAGCGAGCGCAGTTTGCAGCTGCTGCGGCCGACCATCCGCAAGGCGGGGAGCGAGCTTTGGTTCAGCTGGAATGCTCGACGCAAGACTGATCCCGTGGATGCGCTCCTGCGTGGCTCCGATCTGCCTACAGGGGCCGTGGTGGTCAAGGCCAACTGGCGAGACAACCCGATGTTCCCGGACGTGCTGGAGCAGGAGCGGCTGGACAGCCTGCGCCTTGATCCGGATCAATACCCGCACATCTGGGAAGGCGAGTACGCGACGCTGCTGGTTGGCGCCTATTACGCTGCCTCGCTGAACGCAGCCAAGGCCGCTGGGCGCATCGGCAAGGTGGCTCCTGACCCGCTGCTACCCTTCAAGGCAGCGATCGACATTGGCGGCACCGGGGCCAAGGCTGATGCCTTCACGATGTGGATATACCAGATTGTCGGTCGCGAGGTGCGTGTTGTCGACTACTACGAGGCCGTTGGCCAGCCCCTCGCTGCTCACCTGAACTGGATGCGTGAGCATGGCTACACGCCGAGCAACACATTCATCTATCTGCCCCACGACGGGCGCAAGCATGACAGCGTGTTCAGCGTCAGCTACGAGTCGGCGCTTACCGACGCTGGTTTTCAGGTTGAGGTCATCCCCAATCAGGGTGCAGGTGCTGCGATGGCGCGCATTGAGGCGGGGCGCAGGCTGTTTCCTTCGATGTGGTTTAACGAGGACACCACGGCCGGCGGAATCGATGCGCTTGGCTGGTATCACGAGAAGCGCGACACGGCTCGAAACATCGGCCTCGGCCCGGAGCACGGCTGGGCCAGCCACGGTGCTGACAGCTTCGGCTTGATGGCGATTGCCTGCGAGACACATTTCAGGCATGATCCTTGGGCTGGTGATATTGATTACGCCCCCATGAGGAACCTCGTATGCGCTTGAATGACCAAGAGTTGGCCCAGATTCTCAACACCGAGATTGCCCGGGCCAACGGCTATGACAGCGACGAGCTGGCCTCGCAGCGCCAAGCAGACCTCAACCTGTACCGTGGCGAGCTGCCACCGCCCCCGGGCATCGAGGGTCGCGCTACCATCGTGAGCACCGATGTGGCTGATGCCGTCCGTGCGACGCTGGCCCAGATATGCCCGGTCATCCGCACCAGCCAGATCGAGTTCCCCCCGAACAGCCAAGAAGACGAAGTGCAGGCCCAGCTGGAGACCGACTTCGTTCAAGCCGAGATCGAGCGCCGAAGCGGCTACGACACCATTGACGCTGCCACCTTCGACGCGCTGCTGCTGGGCAACGGCTGGATCGACGTGCAGGTCAATGAAGAGGTCACCAAGAACCGGCTCACCTATCCGGGTAACCTGAGCGAAGCCGAGCTGTATGCGCTGGACAACTCCCTGCCGCCCGACACCACGGCCGAGTACCGTGCGGGCAAGGATGAGACCCGGGTGACGCTGATCACCACGAACAAGAGCATGGTGATCGAGTGCGTACCGCCCGAGCATATGATCTACTCGGAGCAGGGTAGCGACTACGACATCGACACCGTGCGCTTCGTGGCGCGGCGCCGCATCTACACCCGTGGCACGCTGATCTCCGCCGGCATCGACCGGGCCAAGGTCACGCTGCTGCCACAGTGGCAATCCGACATGAACGACTGGGCGCGCTCCGGCAATCTGTCAAACGCCGACACCAACAGCGCCCAGTGGTCGAACGAACTGGTCGAGGTATATTGCTGCTACATCCGAGTCAGCTATGACGACGATGGCGTCACTGAGCTTCGGCATGTATGGATCGGCCGCGACCAGACCAACACGCTCAAGGACGAACCGGCGCAGCGTGTGAGCTATATCTGCGGCAGCGCCGTACCCATGCCGCACCGCATCAAGGGCACCAGCTTTGGCGAACTGGTATCAGCCATCCAGTATGGCAAGACGCACGTCCTGCGCAGCTACATGGACAACCTCACGGTGATGAACGGCTCCCGAGTCGCAGCGGTGGAGGGACAGGTCAATATGGGCGACCTCACAAATGGCCGCCTGAACGGCGTGGTGCGCGTGCGCAGCCCCGACGCGATCATGCCCCTCCCCGCTGCTGACATCGGGCCACAAGCCGTCGGCGCCCTCAACTACCTTGATTCGGTGCGTACTGCCCGGGTAGGTGCCGCCATCGATTTCAGCGAGGCTCAGGCCCAGCTGATGAGCACCAGCGCCACCGCTGCCGCCGGCCAACTGGCCAAGGTGGAAAGCATGAGCGGCTGGTTCGCTGGCAACATTGTCCGCACGCTGCTGCTACCCCTCTTCACCTTGGTGCATTACTACCTGCGCACCGAGTTCGCCGGGCCGCGCATGGCCAAGATCAGCGGCAAGTGGGAGCAGACCGATACCGGGCAATGGCAGGAACGCAAGGTCACCGACATCCACATGGGTCTGACCAGCACCGAGCGTGCCGAGCGCATGCTGGCCCTGAGCCAGACCGTGCAGCAGCTGCAGGCCATGATTGCGAGCGGTGGTGCGGGCATCATTACCGACCTACCCCGCTTGTACGCGGCCATGAGTGACTGGATTCGCACGGCGAACCTCGGCGGCCCCGATCAATACCTGATTGACCCGAAGAGCCAAGAAGCCCAGCAAGCCATCCAGCAGCAAAATGATAATGCCCGCCAGATGAAGGAAGAGCAGGTTCGCATCCAGAGCCAGCTGATCCGCTTGGAGCAGGACTTCCAGCTTGAGAAGCAGCGCCGTGATCTCGAATACAAGACGTGGAGCGACAAGCTTGACGCCGAGGTCAAGGAAGCTGAGCTGGTCAGCAATGGCGCCATCGAGATCAAGAAGATCAGCGCCAACGCGGACAACGTGAATCGCAAGATGGGTGAAGACGATGCTGATTGAAGGCATCACCGCAGCCAAGGCCATGCGCGACGCCGTGGATGACGTGGAGGTGCAGCTGTTCCATGACATCAAGACAAAGCCCGAAAATAGGGCTACACTGCTCGCACAACTCGACGTAATCCAATCCGTGAAGGACAGGGTAAATGCAAGAATCTACGAACTCGGACTCGACACTCCCACCTGACAGCGACGACCTCGACGCCATTGTCGGGCTGATCAGCGGAGAGGAAGCTCCGAAACAGGCTGAGAAGCCAACCGAAGACCCGGAGACGGGCGAAACCACTGCCGATGCACCGGAGACGGAAGCAGAAGCGGCTGAGCCGGCTGCCGAGAAGCAGATCGACTACAGCATGGAAGTACCCATTGCCAATGGCGAAGCGCTGACCTTGGGGCAGTTGAAAGACTTCTACCAAACCAACGCCAAGTCCTCGGCCGAACTGATCGAACGTGAAAACGCAATCCTGCGCCAGCGCGAAGAAGCCAACATGCTTCTCAGCTATGTCGCCGATTTGCCCGAGCATGTCCGTGCTGCCGCTTCCCAGAAGATGGTTGCCGATTACCGGGCAGAGATGGCGCTGCTGGTCGAGATCGTGCCTGAGCTGAAGGAGCCTGAGAAGGCAACCGGGGTCAAGCAGGCGATCTACGACATCGCTGCGGAGTATGGTGTGCCGAAGCGCGAAATCGATCAGATCAAGAACGCTGTCACCGTCAAAATGCTTTACGACTTTGCCCGGCTCAAAGCCGAGATCAAGGCTGCAAAGCAGAACGTCAAGCCCCTGCGCTCGGCGACGCCCAAGGCGGTATCTGCGGTCTCCCAATCCAATACACAAGCACTCGCTGCCAAGGCCAAACACTCCCGCAACTCTGCGGATGAGGCCAAAGCGGTGGCTGCGCTTCTCACTGCCTAGGAGGCAACCAAATGAGCACCGTTACCCACGTAGCAGCTGATGCAGTCAAGTATGGCGGCGTCATCCGCGAAGATGTCATGGAAAAAATCTGGGACATCAGCAACATCCCCCTCCCCTTTACCGACATGTGCTCCAAGGGCACGCACGGTAACCGCCGTGTCGAGTTCGTCACCGATGAGCTGGCCTCGCCGGCCACCAACAACGCGGTTGTCGAAGGTGCGGACAACACCCGCAACGATGGCAAGTTCGGCAAGCGTCTGGGCAACTACACCCAGATCGCCACCAAGGCCGTCAAGGTCACGACCACGGCTGAAGCCTCCGACTCGATCGGCGGCCAAGCTTCGCTGGCGTGGCAGGTCAAGGAGCGCCAGAAGGAACTGCGCCGCGATGTGGAAGCCCAGATGCTGACCCATCAAGGTTCGGTGGCCGGCGACGCATCCACCATCCCGGGTGTATCCGCTGGCCTCGGCGCGCAGCTGAAGACCAACGTCAATGTGGGCGCCACCGGTGCGGTGGGCGGCTTCAACGAGACGACCGGTCTCTTCGTTGCCCCGACCCCGGGTACTGCCCGCGCACTGTCGGAGACGACCATCCGCGACGTGCTGCAGCAAATCTATGAGGCCGGTGGTAACACCTCCACCGCGATGGCCCGTCCGAGCGTCATCCGCAAGCTGTCCGAGTACCTGTTCGGCGCCACCGCCCGTGTGGCCACGCTGACCAGCGACAAGGCGCAAAAGGGTGATGGCGGTGCGCTGACTGCCTACGGCTCCGTCAATGTGTTCGTCACCGACTTCGGTCAGACGATCACGCTGCGTGACAACCGCCTGCAGCCGGCCGATGCCGCTGGTGTGTCGAGCATGTACTTCCTCGACAGCGCTCACCTGAAGCAGTCCTTCCTGCGCGGCTACCGCGTCGATCCGCTCGCCAAGAACGGCCTCGCCGACACTCGCCTCATGAGCACGGAATACTCCCTGCTCGTGCTGAACGAGAAGTCGCAAGGCGCGATCTTCGACATCGACGAAACCGCTGCGGTGGTGGCCTGATGTACCGGCTGACGAACACCCATTCGTCGGCCGTCGGTCTCGGGGGTGGGCAAATGCTCGCCCCCGGGGCTTCCGTTGATATGGAGCTTGACTTCGATGACTACTTCCTTTTCAGCGAATGTCCGCGCCTCTCGGTACAGGATTTGGCTCGACCCGAGGGCGGAAGTGACACGCAAGCAGATGCGAGCGGCGTGCCCAAGGGACATCGCAAGCGGAACGCTAAGGCTGGCGCTGCACCTGTCTGACGCCGAGCATACCTACCTTTGCCGGATGAACCCGGCGCTGGATGGCGACGACGCAGATGGTGAATGGGCCAAGTTCATCAGCCATCCCGACTCCAAGCCATACAGGGTGAATAGGATTTAGCCATGATCATCAAAGACCAGTTCACCAATCGCGTGGCGCAGCTTGGCCAGTACCTTGGCTTGCGTGCCAAGGGTGAGCCTATCCTGCCTCCTGTGACGCACCTCTACAGCTACGAGACACCGGCTACCGGCGCCACCCCTGCTGCGGGTAGCATCGTGCATGCGGACAACGTGATCAACAAGCTTGCGGTCAGTCATCTCGACCTCGAAGGCAACGACATCGGCGCCACTATTGGCCAGATCACCACAGGCGACCACGTGATGATCGGCAGCACCGTCTATGATGTCGTGGCGCCCACCGTGGCCGACACTGGCTTCAGCTACATCACCATTTCGCCCGAGGTGCAGAAGCAGCCGGGCGTCTATCCTGTCAAGGCTTGGCGATGACCCCCACAGA